AAAAAAAGCGACTGGTATCGATGGAACGCGCAGCCGAATTCGATGCAGTCGGGCGTTGAATTCAAGCAGGCGATTGTACGAAAGCTGTTGAGTGAGGGTGAGGTGCTGATCATCGACACGATCGATTCGCTTTTTGTTGCGGAGCGGTTCGAAGTGTATATGCCTTATCTGAAATTCCCTGCGCAGTATCGGAACGTCGAGGTAATGACGCAGAGCCGCGATCTGTTCAAATTTGACCGGAGCTTTTCAGAATCCGATGTTTATCACATTCGCCTGGACAACTCGAATGTACGGGATATGCTCGACGGCCTCGAGGTTACATACAATAAACTGCTTGCGATGTCGTACGCGAAGTATAAGCGCTCGAACGGGCGAAAGGGCGTGCTCGAGATCGACAAGCCAGTGTCCGGTGATGAGAAGAAGAAGGAAGAGCAGTCGAACTCACTGCGCCGGAATTTCTCAAAATACTACAGCGACGAAAACGGCCTCGCAATCGTGCCGCGCGGAATGAAGTACACCGAGCTTCAGGGGCCTTCCAATTCGCAGAGTTCGGAGATCTCGAACTTCTCCGCGATCACACGCGAGAGCTTCACGCGTGCGGCACAGGCTTACAACATCCCGCCGGCGTTACTGCTCGGAGAGGTGGCAGACACATCGAAGGCGATGGACCAGCTTCTAACGCTTTGCATCGATCCGCTCGTGCATCTGATCGAGAACGCGATCAACCGCAAGCTGTACAGCGATAGCATCATGAGCGGTTCCGGACTACGGATTGATACGACCACAATCAAACACATCGACATTTTTGATGTGGCGGCTTCTGCGGATAAGCTGATCGCGGACGGTATCCTGAATATCGATGAGGTGCGCGAGGCGGTAGGACGGCATCCGCTGAATACGGAGTGGAGTAGAAGGCACTGGATGACCAAGAACTACGAAAACATCGAGACGGCGGGGAACGCCGCCGGAGGAGGTGAAAATGGCTAAGTATTACGCAATGTTGAAAAAAGAAGGCGAGGCAGGCGAAGACGGATGTGCTTCAAGTACAGCAGAGATTTACATTTTTGGAGAGATTGTATCAGCGTTTTCGACAGCAATCGATAAGGCGTATGACATAGATACAGGAGATGTATCCGGGCTGAGCTTTGCGAAAGACCTTCAGGATCTTGGAGAAGTTGATCAGATCAATGTGCACATCAGCTCTCCGGGAGGAGTCGCAACAGAAGGACTCGCGATTTATAACACGCTGAAAAATCACCCGTCGAAGGTGGTTACGATCTGCGATGGGATCGCGGCATCAGCAGCATCCGTGATTTTTATGGCAGGTGATGAGAGAATCATGAATCCGGCGTCTCTTCTGATGGTGCACAACCCGTACACCTATGTATCGGGCAATTCCGCACAGCTTCGTGAAGAGGCTGACACGCTCGATAAGTTTTCGAAGGCGATGATCAGCGCGTATGTTGATGCGTCCGGTATGAGCGAGGAGCAGGTGAAGGAACTGCTCGACGGCGCAAGCCATGAAGGCACATACATCACCGCGGATGAGGCGGTTGAAAGCGGACTCGCTACATCCGTGAATGCAACGGAGACTGACGAGGGCGAAGGTGTGGCGGCGTCGCTGAAAAAAATCATCGCAAAAGCACATCCTTCCATCTGCAAGATCAAGATCAACAAAGATGAGCTTGATGAAGAAATCAAGTCCATCGTTGATAAATACATGGCCGACGCGGCGAGCGCCGAAGAGGCTGAGGAACCCGATGAATCCGCATCCGTAGCGGAACAGCTTTTCAATCTTAAATAATTTTTATAGGAGGAACTGAAAAATGGCAAAATCCAGAGATCTGATCCGGCAGCAGTATGCGGATAAACTCAACTCTGCGCTGGACAGCAACAATCGCGAGGAGCTTGTAAATGCGTTTGTCACGATGTCGGAGGACATCCAGAACAACGTGCTCGAGGACGCACAGGCGTATCGCGAGACACATGATGCGGCGATCCTTTCCAACAGGGGCGTCCGGGTTCTGACTTCTGAGGAGCGCAATTACTATGACGGGCTCATCAAAGCTATGAGCGCGCCGGATGTACGCGCGGCGCTCGCGGAGTTCAAGGTTGGGATGCCCGAGACGATCATCGAGTCAATCACGGATAACATCCAGACGGCATTTCCGCTGCTTGATGCGATCGACTTCACAGCGACGAATGCAATCACTCGGATGATTGTAAACAAGAAGGGCGCGCAGCTCGCGGTATGGGGATCGCTCGGAAGCGCGATCACGAAAGAGCTCGATGGAGCGTTCGAGGAGATCGACGTAACCCATAACAAGCTCTCCGCCTACATGCTCGTGTCCGACGATATGCTGAAAGAGGGCCCGACGTGGGTAGATGCATATGTTCGTGCAGTTCTTCAGGAGGCACTGGGCCTCGGGTTCACGCAGGCAGTTGTTGCCGGCACCGGAAAAGACCAGCCGATCGGTATGACGAAAGATCTTGCGGGCGCAGTCACCGAGGGAGTATATCCGGACAAAACCGCGACCAAGATCACGAAGCTTGATCCGAAAACCTTCGGTTCGATCGCGGCGGGGCTTGCGACCGATGCGAATGGGCGTGCAAGAACAGTTGATAACATCACGATGGTGGTTAACCCGGTTGATTACTTCAATCTTGTAATGCCGGCAACCACTTATCTGAATAACGTCGGCGTATACGTGCAGAATCTCTTCCCGTTCCCGACGACCGTAATTCAGGACGTTAATGTTCCGTCCGGAAAAGCGGTATTCGGCCTCGCAAAACTGTACAAGCTCTGCGCGGGATTCGGCGGAAAGAGCGGAACGGTCGAGTTCTCCGACGAGTATAAATTCCTGGACGATGTGCGGACCTACAAGGTGAAAACCTATGCAAACGGCCGACCGATGGATAACAATGCATTCGTCGTTCGCGACATCAGCGGACTGACTGCCCTTTCATAAGGAGGTGAGCAGGCGTGGAAGAGTTACTGAGCGCGGTTAAATCCTACTTAAACATCGACTGGGGCGAAGACGACACCAAGATCGAGGGCTACATCAATCGCGGAACCGCTTACCTGAACCGGATCGCGGGAAAAACTCTGGATTTCACCGTGGAAGATCTTCCGCGCCAGCTGCTTCTTGACTATTGCAGATACGCGAACAGTCAGGCGCTCGAGGTCTTCGCCGCGAATTTTCAAGGCGAGCTGATCGAGCTGAATCTGGATTCACAGGAGGTGGCAGATGAAGATCAAAACACCGACGGAGTTTGAAAATTTCAATTCCGGAATCTGTGAAATCTGGAAGACTGAGCGGAATCGCCCGAAGGAAAAGCTGTGCTCTCTGCATTATGGTGAGCAGGCCACTACCTACCGGAGGTATTTTTCTGCGAGGGCCGCACAGGTACGGATTGATAAAACAATTCATGTGCCGAAGCGGTCAGGCCTTGAATACGGGCAGCGGGTGAAACTCGGAGGCGAGTGGTACACAACCGAGCAGGTTCAGCCGCTTGATGGTACAAACCCTCCGGTCTGTGTGCTATCCCTTCGAAAACTGGAGGTGCAGGTATGAGTGAAATCACAATTGATGTGGAAGAGCTTGACGGAGCAGTGGCCAAGATCCTGAAAGAGTACGACACGCAGGTGGTCGATGGCATGAAGATGGCCGCGAAAGAGGCGATTGAAGAGTGCGACAATGTGATACACAACTCTGTGAGCTTCGAGCAGATAACTGGCAAGTACGTTGGCAACTTTTCAACAAAGAAGGTGGACGAGGATCCGCGGTCGATCACTTATGCATGGTACGTCGAGGATCCGGAGTATCGGCTTGCGCACCTGCTTGAAAAGGGACATAGGACGCGGGTGAAAAGCGGATCCTACGGGAGCACAGCACACACACGGGCGTATCCGCATATCAAGCTCGGCGAGAAGGCGGGCAAGAAGTATTTCCAGAAGCGGCTGACGGAGGTGATATCCGGTGACAGTTAAAGAGGGAACGGCTCTTGATCAGTGGATCGAGGAAGCGATCGGCGAGCCGGTGTTCAGCTCTGCTCAGTTTTTTGGAGATGTAAAGCAGGCACCCTACAGTGTGCTCTATGACCTCGAGGATTCTTCCGGATCCGATACTACAAACTTGCTGAGTGCGCACAGCCTGACGCTGTACCGATATACGGAGGACGGCGTGCGGAACCGGAAGATCGACGCACTTTTTAAAGAAAACGCCCTCGAATACAGCTATTCAGCCAATGCAACGGAGAACGGAGAACTGATCGAAGAGCGGTATCAGTTGGAATCCGACATTTATGAAAGATATGGAGGTATCTAAAATGGCAGCGACAAAAAAATATTACATTCCGGTTGGCTCCGGAGACATGTATTACAAAGAGTTCAACGGCACGATTCCGGAAGACTCAGAAATTGAGAATGATGACAACCGCATCGGCTATATCAAGGATGGCGCGACCATCACTTACTCACCGACTTCGCAGAGCTTCAAGGATGATCTCGGAATCGTATCCAGATCCGTGATCACCGCAGAGGAAGCAAAACTGGCAGGCAACCTGATCGCATGGTCGTCGGCTGACATGCCTGTTTTCATTGCAACCGCACGAGTAACAGAGACCGCCAAAAACGGCACCACGCACCGCGTGATTAAGATCGGAGGCATGAACAACGACAACAAGAAGGTGTATTGCTTCCGCTTCGTGCATAAGGATGCAGAATATGGCGATGTGCGTATCACGATTGTGGGACGCTCTCAGGCTGAGATCTCGCTTACCTACAAGCAGGACGATTCTTCACAGATCGCGCTTGAGGTTACGGCACAGTCGCAGGATAGCGAGGGAACGCTGATTCTGTACGACGAAGATACCAAGGTTACATCTGCGTGATGAAGAAGAAAGGAAATCATAATGAAATTTGATTATCGTGAAGTTCTTCCGGATGAGTATTTCGAGTGCACAGTAAAGGTTAGCGGCGCGCCTGTTACGCTTCACCTGACTCCGCCTACCGTACTTGCCACCGACCGGCTTCTTAGCCTCGATAGCGCGGAAAACAAAACGCGTGCCATGCGAGAGATCGCGGCGGAACTGATTGGATCGAACGAGGAAGAGAAAGATGTAGGAGAGAAGGCGGTTAACGCCATGACCACGAAACAGCTTCATACCTTTATCTATGCTTATACCGGATGGCTCGGGAGCACGAAGAAGGAAAAAAACTGACCGTGCCGTCCTGCTCGTTCGACCTGGACGATGAGGACGGCATACCCTATACAATCACTACGATCACGATGAAAATTGTCCATGACTATACGGGGATCGACTTCCGGTCCCTTTATAGCATGGACATTTTCACATACTGGCAATATCTACGCGATGCATCGATCTACCTGTACAACCGCACGGAATCCGGGCGAGATTACCTGCGCAAGTGCTGGGCATCGGAGCAGACAGAGCCAGACCGAAAAACCTTGAGAAAACTCTTCGGAGGCGGCATGAATGGCTAATGATATAAAGGGCATCAACGTCAAGATTGGCGGGGATACCACAAACCTAAAAAAAGCGCTTGGCGATACAGACGCCGCCACAAAGAGCCTCCAGAAGGAGCTCCGCGAGGTTAATCGCCAGCTTAAATTTGACCCGTCAAACACGATGCTTCTTACACAGAAGCACACGCTACTCGGGAAAGAGATCGAGAACACAAAAGAACGCCTGACCACGCTGAAAGCGGCTCAGGACCAGTTCGACGAATCCGCGAAGGGAACGGAAGAGGGTGCGGCACAGTACCGCGCACTTGAGCGCGAGATCGAGAAGACGGAAAGCCAGCTGCAGAATATGCAGAAGGAGTACGTAAAAACCTCCGAAACCTCGCAGAAGCTGTACGCGATCTCGGATAACCTTGACAAGATTTCCAAGAAAGCAGATGCGGCAGGAACCGCGCTGACGAAAGGCCTGACCGTACCGATTGCCGCACTCGGTGCCGCATCTATGGCGGCGTGGAACGAACTTGACGAGGCGATGGATACGGTCGTAAAGAAAACCGGAGCGACCGGCGCGACGCTGACCGACCTTCAGGATCGTGCGAAATCAATCGCAGAGACGATTCCTGTATCCTTCCAGTCAGCCGCGGATGCAGTCGGAGAGGTCAACACGAGGTTCGGACTTACCGGTCAGGCGTGCGAAGATCTCGCGAAGCAGTTCGTAGAGTTTGCGGAGCTGAATAACTCAGACGTATCTTCCTCAGTAGATGGCGTGCAGAAAGCACTGACGGCCTTCGGAGAGTCTTCCGATCATGCCGGGCAGCTTCTTGACGTGCTCAATCGCACCGCTCAGAACACAGGTATCTCGGTGGAAACGCTCGAGAGCGGAGTAGTGAGCAACGCGGCCGCTTTTCAGGAAATGGGACTCACACTCAATCAGTCTGTATCCTTCATGGGACAGCTTGAAAAATCAGGTGCGGACTCATCCACTGTGATGTCAGGGCTCCGGAAGGCGCTCAAAAATGCGGCAAAAGATGGTGTCCCGCTCAATGACGAGCTCGCGAATTTGCAGGAAACCATCGAGAACGGCACGGGGAGCACATCGGGACTTACTGAGGCGTATGACCTTTTTGGAAAATCAGGTGATGCGGTATATCAGGCCGTAAAGAATGGCTCGATCGACTTCCGGAATCTTGCGAGCGAGACCGACATCCTCGCCGACAGCACAAACTCTGTGTCTGACACCTTTGACGCGACACTCGATCCGGTGGACGAATTAAAGGTTACGCTAAATAACCTGAAGGACACCGGAGCCGAGCTCGCTACAAACGCGATGCAGTTACTTGCTCCGGCCTTTAAGAAGCTTACCGAAACGGTAAAAGACGCGAAAAAGAAGTGGGACAGCCTGAGTGATTCCCAGAAAGATGCGATTCTGAAACTTGCCGGCCTTGCCGCAGTGCTTGGCCCTTCGCTGAAAGCTTTTGCCGGGCTTACCAAGGTGGTTAAAGGCGCGGTTGATGGAATCAATAAATTTCAGCAGCAGGTTGCGCTTGCGAAAGAAGGCATCGGTCCGCTTTCCGGAGCAATCGCGGCGATGACTGGGCCGGCAGGGCTTGCCCTTGCTGCCTGCGCCGGATTGGCTGCCGGGATCGGTGCGATCATGGTGGCGGCGAAAGATACGGCTGATAGCGTGACTCCGATTGGATCCGAATTTGAATCCTTGGCGGATACGGCGGAATCATCAACTGGAAAACTGAAGGACGCCACGCAGTCTCTCGATGATGCAATGGGATCTGCCGGCCAGACGATGGATAAGGTAGAGGCACAGAAGGATGTTGCATCAGAACTGGTTGGCGAACTTGAAGAACTCAACTCAAAGTCGAGCCTTACAAAAGATCAGCAGTTGCAAATGGCGTCAGCCGTTGAAAGACTTAACGGCCTTTACCCGGGACTGAATCTTGAGATTGATAGGAACACCGGACATCTCAATCAGAATAATCAGGAACTTGAGGCCAACGTCAACAATCTTCAGAAGCAGGCTGAAAAGGCTGCCGCAACAAAAGTAATCAATGACATCATGGAGAAACAGGCCGATGTCATTGCGGCTGCTAACGATGCGATGCTTGATGCGAAGGTGGCGCAGGACAATTACGATGACTCGCTCAACGAGACAGAAGGCGCTGCAAGCCAGTATAACGAGACTCAAAAATACATGGCGCAGTTACAATCCGACATTGCAAACGGAGTCGGTGATGTAACTGCCAAGACAAACGAGCTGAACGATGCGCAGGGTAAGATCGACGAAGGACTTATGCTCTATAACGGGTCATGGGTTGAGCGGGATCAGCTTCTGGGCAAAGTCGGAGACAACTACGACAAGAACACAAGACTTCAAAAGGACTATGCAGACGCGCAGGACGAGGCGAACCAGAAGATCGACGAAGCCAACCAAAGGATCGAAGCACTTAATGAGATATACGGCTTGGATATCCCGCTGATGGACGGAGTTTCTGATTCGCTTTCTGGTATGTCGGATGCTTACGGCGAAGCATCTGGATCTGCTGATGCATACAGCGGCGCGGCTGACAACATCGCCGCATCCACCGATTCGCAGGTTCAATCGCTTGACGAATTGAAGCAGGCCGCGCTTGATGATCTCAACACCGCGACCGATATGTTTAAGAAGTATAAGTCCGACTCTAAAGTTACGCTTCAGTCGATGGACGACGCACTTAAATCGCAGGCCAAGGCTTTTGGAAATTATGCTTCGAACGTAAACACGATCACGTCGGATAGCCGATACCAGACGGATGAAAATTTCCGGGCGATGGCCGACAGCATCATGAACATGGGGATCGACGGAGCAGACTATCTTCAGCGGTTCACGAACGCCGCGCAGTCGAACGACGGACAGCTCGCAGAGATACTGAACGACTACGGAAGCGCTCAGGAGGCCAAAGACCAGTACGCGACAGCTATCGCTCAGATGCAGCAGGCAACGCAAGATGGAACGGATGCAATGGTCGGCGAGGTGGCAGGAGCGCAAGGCCCTATGGCGAACGCCGCCGGAAACACAGCACAGGCTGGAGCCGATGCCGCGAACGCGAAAAGCGGAGCCTTTGGGAGCGCCGGGCAGAACGCCGGGAATTCCTATGCGAACGGGATCAACGCGACGCGCGGATTTGCGCAGGCATCTGGTTCTGCATCAGCAAGCGCGCTCGTTAATGGACTTTCAGGCGCAATCAATCAGTCCGGCAACGTAGGGCGGAGCACCGGAGCCAATTACGCAAACGGAGTAGGCAGTCAGGCGGGAAACTCAAAGAACGCGGGCGATTCGCTCGGGTCAAACGCGGCAGCCGGCGCGAATAAATCAGGCGAGATGCGCCAATCTGGATCCGATATGGGTAACAGCTTCGCGAGCGGGTTGAGAGCCGCTGCCGGAGCGGTTGAAAGTGCGGCACAATGGGTCGCGGGACGAGTGGCGGCTTTCCTCCACCACTCGACACCGGACGAAGGACCACTGCACGGGGACGATCTCTGGGGCTATGAATTTTCTGAGAACTTTGCGGAAGGCATCCGTAGCAACATAGGTAAGGTACGGAAGGCATCGGAAGAACTCGCGGCATCTGCTACCATACCGGATATCGAGCCGAAAATCAGGCTCGTGGCGGATGATGACGGCACGCGTGCGAACCTGCTTCAGGCAGCATCGGCAGCTGGAAAAACCACGGTAAATCAAATTTACATCGATGGAATCAAGTACAACACCGACAGCTACATCGATGCATCGATCGACAATTTTGTGAAAGAAATGCTGAGAAAGGGGCAGATGTATGGCGGCAATTAATAACGGAACATACGTGATCGTTCCAGCGCATAGCACAGGATGCGCGCTAGACTGCCGCGGAGCTTCCGAGGGCAACGGTGCGAACATATGGATATGGGGTCGCAATAGCAGAGACGCGCAGCTGATCACAGTGGTTAATAACTCCGATGGCACGTCGCGCCTGCTCTTTACGCTATCCGGGAAATCTGTGGATGTGGCAGTTGTCAACGCACTCGCCGACGGGCAGAACGTTCAGCAGTGGGCTAACTCGGATAGCGGTGCGCAGAAATGGCTGATCGAGGCAGACGGGAAGACGGTGACGATCGGAGGCGCGACATACAACACCTATGTGCTCAAGTGCAATTCAAGCAACTACGTGATGGATGTTACCGGCGGTCAGACCGCGCAGGGAACAAATATTGAAATCTGGACGGCGAACGGTTCTGACTGGCAACGATGGGCTTTTATCCCGCAGAACCCCGTAGCACCGGGCACGTATATGATCCGGTCCGCGATCGACACGAATGCTGTTGTTGATGTTACGGGCGGCGCTGCCGGCGCGAACGTGCAGCTATACGGTGAAAGCGGATCCAACGGCCAGATCTGGATTGTAAACGAGTACGAAAACGGCGTAACTGTGATCGAGAACGCCGGATCGGGCAAAGTGCTGAACGTGTACGGGAACCAGTCGGTAGCCGGTGCGAATGTGCAGCAGTGGTTTAATGATGGATCGAGCGCGTGTAAATGGTATCCGGAGCCTGCCGGGCAGATGATGATTAACGGCGCGACCGTTCCTACTTATCACATACGATTCATGACGGGAAGCGGGAAGGTGATGGATGCAACCGGCGGGCAGGCGAGGCCGCAAACCAATATTGAAATCTGGGACGCAAACGGATCCGCGGCGCAGGAATGGGCATTTCAGCCATATTCTATTCTTGACACATCGCTTCCGGTGCCATCGGGAGTGCAGGCAATTTTCGGGAGCCAGACCGGAAATATTTTACAGATCGGATCCGGAGATGTTGGCAAAACCGGCATGATTTCAATCTGCGCCTCTTGGGTGTGCAACTGGGATGATTACTATCAGATCAGATACCGTACACGCGAGCGAATGATAAAGCAGGCAATCGGTAACTGGGACGTTTGGCATTCGGTTGCGGATCAGACACCGGCTAATCAGGGGTGGGGCGATATTGGGCATGAAAATGCGAAGGTCGTAGTGCGCGGAAGCCGCAAGGAATTAAACGGCGCGATCCGCGAATTGACTATAGGATCATCGACCTCTGATTATACGGAGGTACAGATCGAAATCCGTGCGTTCAAATACAACGATAAGCGCAATTATATATATTATCACGGAAACTCAGTAACACAGCTTGTCAAGCTCGTGTGGAAGCCGACGCTCACGATCAGCGGCGTTTCGTGGTCGCCTGACGGGTTAAAGGTAAGCTACACTTCGGATTATACGCGGAGCGGATGCACAATTATCGTTGATTCTCTTGAAATTGCGGGGCATACGCTCGACGGCTGCGAATTCAGCGGAGTAAGCTCAAAAGGTTCTGTTACAATTCCGCAGAGCAGGGTCGGGCGGATCCCTTCATCGGGCGATAAGGTTTCAATCTCCATGCGTATGCGTACCGATATGGCGGTGTCGGTGTCGGCATCGGCAAACACTACGCTCACCTTTAGCGGAACGCTCACGGTAAGCCCGACATACGCGGACGGCACAGGCTACTCGAAGATTGTGAGTTTCACAAAATCCGAAGAGGATCATGTATATGTTCAGACCGCTGAAACGTGCATGGAGTTTGATAACGACGCCGAAACTTCGATCGCGCTTCCACCTTTTGGAACCGCTTACGAGATTATCGTAACATCATCGAGCGGATCCGCTTGGGGAATTTCCAGAAAATCCTTCCCGGCCATGATCGGAACGGCGCATGTTTGGAACTGGGGAACGCGCTGCGCACTGATCACACTAAACGCGGACGATCCTCCGAAGGTAACAAAAAAATATTCGCATGATTCCACGGAGCAGATCACGACCGGGCGAAAACATCCGGTTTACAATTTCGGATCAACGATCACGAGTAGCTTATCAGTTGAGGGCGTATATATGGATGATACCGATCACAACACCGAGAAGGATATGGAGGCGCTTTCGGGGGCCGGTCACGCCTTCTATCGTGATGCGCGTGGGAGGATCTACCGCGTGGCGGTGCTTGATGTATCTACAGAGTCAAAGGGGATCGGATGGGGATCTGTAACAGTTGAGCAGAAAGAGGAGAGTCTTTGATGGATTGGGCGAAGCAGGGATACACGGATGAGATCAGCGTGCAGCTGATCGACCCGCACAACCTTGATGATGTGCGTGGTGAAATGAATGATTTGATCTTATCCGGATCTTCGATCTCATATGGATATAACACGGACACGCGCGTATCAGCAAAGCTACAAACCTATGGCAACTCGTACATAGATAACTCGTGGGTTCGGATCATGCACCGACGCGCGGACATTACTAGAGAGCTTGGTACCTTCGTGCTACAGTCGGCTCCGGAAGTGTCGAGCCAGTACGGGAAAGGTGTATATACCTACGATCTCCAGTCGGTGCTGTGGACACTTTCAAATGACTTGTGTAACGGCCACTTCTCAATCGGGGAGGGTGCTTACACAAAAGATGTTTTTGAGCGCGTTTGTAAAACGTGCGGCCGGGCGTGGATCCACAAGGCAGGAGCAAGGAATTACCGATATTCATCGACAAAAATATACGACGTGGGAGACAGCTATCTGTCTTTTCTTTTTGATATTTGTGAAAGCGCAAACAACCGGCTAGGCGTTGATGGGCACGGAAGAATCACGGATGAGCCGTACTACACGCCGTCGGAAATCGAGGCAATCTGGACGATAGATGCGGACGATCCGCATACACTGCTTCTTTCGGATGAAATCACGGAGTCGGCATCTAATGATAGTGTTCCGGGGAGGGCAATCGTAGTATATACGAGCGGAGATACCGAGATCGTTGCCACCGCGGACCGCGGCTCATCCTCCCCGTACTCATCCGCACAGCGCGGGTACATGGTTGCTTCAAAGTATCAGGTTTCGGATATGTCGCCGGCCACACAGGCGCGGGCGCAGCAGCTTGCGAAGCAGTACCTTGATGAAACCGCTGAGACGATACAGTTACAGTGCAAAACGCTTTACTTCCCGTGCGAGACAGGTGAGACGATGTACCTGATCCGGAACAACGAACAGAAAAAATATCTGATCCAGAGCATCGAGCTATCGTTGGACACGATGAATCAATCTTTAACCTTGAAGGAGGTGAGTTGATGGATCGTCTTGAACTGGCGAAGGCGCTGACACGATCGGCGGCGGCTGAGAATAAGTCGGAAAAGCGTACCGCGACCGTGCAGGTGTCAGGCATCGCGACATCCGACAGTGCGGACGGAGTTGTGATGGTGGATATGGGCGGCGATTCCGTAACTTACGATGATACGCAGGCGGTTCCGATCCCGACGACCGTATCCGTGAAGCAGGGGGACACCGTGTCGATCCTGCTTACCGGCGCGGAAGGAACTGCGAAGACTCCGCTCGTGATCGGCGTTGTAGGGCGTGGCGATGAAGCGCAGGCGAGCATCGAAAAAGCGCAAAGCGACATCGAGCAGGCGCATACCGATATCACCGGAGCGAAAGAGAGCATCAAGAAAGTTTCTGATAAAGCAATCGCCGGCGTAGATGTTGAGTATGCGCAGAGCACTTCACAGACGGACGCGCCGACAAGCGGATGGCAGACGGATGCGCCTGCGTGGAAAGAGGGAACTTACATCTGGCAGAGGACGGCCACGACGAACGCCGACGGAGTGACTAGCTACAGCGCGGCACTGTGTATCACGGGCGTAAAAGGGGAAAGGGGGGACGACGGCGACGATGCGGTCTCGCTTTACATCGAATCATCGAACGGTACGGCCTTCAAAAACGCGTCGATCGCGACGACGCTTACCATCGACATATACGTAGGCGGCGAGCTGATCACGGACAGCGCGGCGATGAAGAAAAAATTCGGGGACAGCGCCTATCTTCAGTGGCGCCAGAAGCCGGAAGGATCCACATCGTGGTCCCCGATCCCATCAACCGACCCGAGATTATCAGATAACGGATTTATCTTCACGCTGAGTGCGAATGATGTTCAAAATCGCACGGTTTTTTCATGCGACCTGATTTTTTAAAGAAAGGAATAGAGATACATGGCAGTAAAGGCTTCAAATCAGTTAACACTTATCGATCTTACGGACGCATATACCATTGTGCTGACAAATGAGGCGCACACCTTTATCGGCGGGACGTCGGCCGTCGCCTCTACGCAGACTGCAACTACGCAGATTTTCGCCTACCTGGGCAACGATCAGGTCCCGGTAACCGTTGGTGAGATCACCGGAGCAACGGGAATTTCCGCAACGTCGGATGGCAAAAGTCCCGCCCCGACGGTAACGATCACCGCGACATCTGCACTTACGACCGGCGGCGTGCTCAAACTTCCGCTTACAGTGAACGGAGACATTCAGATCACGAAAGAGTTTTCTTACGCGATCGCCTTTGCTGGCGAAAAAGGTACTGACGGAGTATCGCCCACGGTTTCAATTTCCAAGAGTAATGGTGTAACGACCATATCCATTACCGATAAGAATGGAACGCATACGCAAAAAGTAAACGATGGCGTCAACGGGACGCCCGGGCAACCCGGTGCGGACGGAAAAACCCCGTATTTTCATGTGAAATACTCAAATGACGGTGGAAGTACCTTTACTGGTAATTCCGGAGAGGATGTTGGAACTTATATCGGAACATGCACAGATTATAATTCTGAAGACCCTACATCGGTAAGCTCGTACAGTTGGGCGAGAATTAAAGGGGAGGCAGGAGCTGATGCGCTGACGCTTGTGGTAACTTCGTCTGCCGGAACGATCTTCAAGAATGCGGACATCGCGACCACGCTTACGGCGCACGTGTATAAGGCCGGCGCAGAGGTCACGGGAACGGCGCTTTCGGCACTTGGCGCGATCAAGTGGTATAAGGACGGAGGCACGACCGCGGTTGCGACCGGACAGACGCTGACGATCAGCGCGGGATCGGTTGCCAACAAGGCGTCGTATGTGGCACAGCTTGAGGGGTGATTGAATGGCGGTAAAAGCAAGGAGCGATGTGATCACGCTGATCCGCGTGAATGATGGCGTCAACGGAACGCCCGGTGCGCCCGGCGCGGATGGAAAAACCCCGTATTTTCATGTCAAGTATTCCAACGACGGCGGCAAGACGTTTACTGACAACGGAGGCGAAGCCGCAGGAACCTACATCGGCACATGCACCGATTACAATTCCGCGGATCCTACTGCCGTCGGATCTTATACATGGGCGAAAATCAAAGGAGACACCGGTCCCGGCGTTTCCGCGATTGTGGAGCAGTATTACTTATCAACATCGAGTACGACGCAGACCGGCGGCTCATGGTCCACAACCTCTCCGGCGTGGCAATCCGGGCATTACATCTGGACGCGCTCGCAGATCACGTGGACAACAGGAACGATCACGTACACAACGCCTGTGCTTGCGCAGGCGATCAACTCCGCGAATGAAACAGCGGACACCGCGCTCGCCTCTGCGAACGGCAAAGGGAAAAGCTACTATCAGGCCGCACAGCCATCGGGAGGCAAAGACGGAGATTTGTGGTTTAAACTGGATTCGAGCGGCAACGCGACCGGGATTTACAAATACAATGGATCGGCATGGGTGGAAATGCCAATTGAAAGCAGCGTGATCGCGAGCCTTGACGCGGCGAAGATCAATGCCGGAACACTCAATGGATTTAAAATTATTGGCTCGACCCTTATGACGAATTGGGAAATGTACGATTCATCGGACGGAATTGGGAGGTTCTCAAGAGTTCGAATTTCTGGCGACAATTTCTTTTTTGATAAGTACGAAGATGAAAATACACCGCCTACGGTTTCGACAACGCCGACACAATCTTTTAAATTCTATTTTGGAAACAAAAACAAAGGATCTAAGGATTATGGTGAAGGGCTGTGGCTTGAGGAGGCTTCCGAACATGGAGCAGGTGAAGTGTGGCGAGTGCCACTCGACCCATACGACGGCCTCGATAATGGCATGAGCATATATTCGGATCTAACTACCAACGGCGACATCATTCCCGGCAAAATTTCCGGAATTGCAAACTTAATTTACCCGGTTGGCTCGATCTATATGAGCATGAACAGCACGAACCCGTCAACACTTTTTGGCGGGACGTGGGAGCAGATAAAAGACAGGTTCTTGCTCAGTGCGGGCGACTCATATAGTGTCGGATCAACAGGTGGGCAATCCAACATGCATATAAGAAACTGTGGGGCTGAGGCAAGCGGATATGGCCTTACTCCCGGCAGCCTCGCATTTGAAAACAGGGTTATGGTTACAGATGGCAATTATACATCAGATACCAACCTCCCGCCGTACCTTACGGTATACATGTGGAAGAGAACAGCATAAGGGGGCATCAATGAATCCATTTCACGAAACAATTCTCGTTCTGCTCGGATGCTCCGGCCTCTGGACAGCTGCCACAGAATTAATTAAGTGGCTTTTTTCGCGCCGATCCGGGATCAAGAAGAGCATCGACAAAATTATGCGCATCGTGCGAGAGATCCAGACAGAAGTAAAAGAAGAGAAGGAAGAGCGTAAGCAGGAGGGCGCAGACGATGTGCGGCGGAGGATCCTCGCTTTTGATGATGAGCTTCGCCGCGATGTTCCGCATAGTGAGGAGTTCTATAACCAGATCCTCGACGACATCCACGATTATGAGAATTATTGCAGAAGCCACAGCGATTATAAAAACACGAAGGCGGTTGCGGCAATTCAGAATATTAAGTCAACATACGCAGAAGTAAAGAAAAGCAATCAATTTATTTAAGGAGGATCAGCATGAAAAACGTATTTACAAAACAGTGGTGGAGCGCGGCGGCAATCCGTGCGATCAAAACGGTAGCGCAGACAGCAGTAGCAACGATCGGTACAACCGCAGTGATCGAGGGCGTGGACTGGCGCGTATGCATCTCCGCGTCGATCCTTGCCGGCGTGGTATCTCTGCTCACCTCGATCGCGGGCCTTCCGGAAGTAGGTGATGCGGAGTGAATATCATCCAGAAGCACACGCTTGTAAATTTCAGCCGGGGTAATGCCGGCAGGAAATACATCGTGATCCACTACACCGGCAACCGCACCGACACGGCGGCGGGCAACGCTAATTATTTTTACTCCACGAAGCGCGGGGCGTCGGCGCACTATTTCGTAGACGAAAAAGAAATCTATGAGGTTGTGGACCCGGCTAACTCCGCGTGGGCAGTCGGGAAGAACTACGGAAGAAACAATCTTTTCGGGAAGTGCAAAAACACCAACTCAATCAGCATCGAGATGTGCTCCGCCGGCGGCAAGATCGCGGACGCGACGATCGCGCAGACGGTTGAACTGACGAAGTATCTCATGCAGAAATACGGTATTGCCGCCGATCATGTCGTGCGGCATTATGATGTGTGCTCGAAGCAGTGTCCGGGGTGGGCCGGGTGGCTGCCTCCGAATGAAACGCTCTGGAATAACTTTAAGGCGCGGCTGACCGGATCCGCGCAGACGGTGACGATCGAGCCGAAGCAGGCTCCCGCATCGCAGCCGGTGCAGACTGCTGCGAAGCCTTCCGGATCTCAGCTTGTGAGGGACGCGCAGGGCTTTATCCATAATTTCGTCGATGGAGACGTGAAGGTGGACGGGATCCGTGGCGCGCAGACCAACAAGGGAGTGATCAAGGTGCTGCAGAGATGCATTGATCTCGATTATGGTACGCATCTTGCCTACGATGGTATCGCCGGCGCAAAGACGCTTGTGGCACTTGGAAAGCATTACGTGAAGCGCGGTGAGAAGCAGTACCTTGTATCTTTCGTCGAGGTGGCGCTGTCGGCGCTGAATTATGATCCGACGGGAATTGAGAATCCTGGCATTTTCGGATCCGGACTTGAAAACGCGGTGAAGGTATTTCAGCGCGACGCGGGCCTGACGGCTGACGGCGTAGCGGGATATCGCACGCTCCGGGCGCTGATAGCCAAGTTTTAGCGCAAAGAAAATTTGCGCGAAAATCGAAAAATCATCAAAAAAGCGGGCATTTTTATTAAAAAATGCCCGTTAGCTGTGTTACTAATAAAAAAAGTGGGGGAACATGAAGGGCGAAACTTACAAAGAATTTGTTGAAAAATTCAAGCCAAAGAAAACGACCGATGATTGTTACACGCCAGACTACATATATGAGATTGTTGTTGGATGGTGCGTGAGTGAATACGGGGTTGATCGTAAAAAAATCATAAGGCCGTTCTGGCCGGGCGTTGATTACCAAAAACAGAATTATGAAGGGCGAGTTGTGGTTGACAACCCGCCCTTTTCAATTCTCTCAAAAATCATAAAATTTTATGAAGAGCGCAACATTAAATATTTTCTTTTTTGCAATGCCATGACAAGCTTTTCCATTAAATCAGGCTGCCACATTGTAATAGATACTCCAATTGTATATGAAAACGGCGCAAAAGTCTCAACTGGGTTTATCACGAATCTTGATGATATGGAAGCACGAACCGCGCCTGATCTTGATGCCGCGATTAGAAACGAGGCTAAAAAGCACAAACAGACAAAAACACTTCCGAAATATGTATATCCCGATTGCGTTCTTACGGTGGCTGAACTTCGTCTCCTCAGTAAGTACGGGATTAATTTCTGTGTAAACAAATCGGAAAGTGTTCCAGTTCGTGTACTTGACTCACAGCGCATGATCAAAAAAACCATATTCGGAAGCGGGCGTTTTATATCTGAGAAGGCCGCCGCTGAGAAGGCCGCCGCTGAGAAGGCCGCCGCTGAGAAGGCCGCCGCTGAGAAGGCCGCCGCTGAGAAGGCCGCCGCTGAGAAGGCCGCCGCTCATGTGTTGGAACTTTCTGAGCGTGAAAAAGAAATAATAAAAAAATTAGGCGGGGCTTAATGCTCCGCCTTCTTCCTTTCTTCGTATGCGTCGTTGATCAGGTCAGCGACGATCTGCGACCGGCTCAGACCCGAAGAGCGCGACATATCTGCGAGCTTCTCGATCACACTCTTCGTGAGCGAGAAGCTGCACAGCTTCCGCCCTATAGGTTTTGTATCATCCTGAACGGTGAATATTTTTTTACAATCTTCATCGCTCAGATGTTTCTCAGCCCACTTGCGGGCCTCTCCATATGTCAGCGGCGTGATTGCCTCGCCGCCGCTCCAAGAGTTGATCTCCACCTCCTCGGCGTAGGGTGAAGCCGGTCCGCCGACGCCGTGGATGAAATATTCCCCGGTAGATTTCCGATAAAGCACTTCCGAGTAATGCTCGGAAGTGCCTTTTTCACCATATTCATATTCGCCGTACTGCACCGCCGTGTCGGTGCAATAGCGGCGACCATTGATTATTTTTTTCATGCGTGTCCTCCTCCTTTTACTTGTATCTTTTGATTTCGTTTCCATCAAGATGGTCTGCGGCATCCTCATCAGGATTGTCTGACTCAAGCACATAGAATGCAACTGTATGTCTTTTTTCTTCATTTGTGGTGTATCTTTCCCACTGTGCATCAGCTTCCCGAATCGCTTCTTCCTTGCTATCATATTCTTCTGTAAAAAATCTCCCGGGGCCTCTGTCATCTACAATGATATATTTCATAATTTATACCTCTTTCCATGCAAGGCTTCCTGTCTTCTCCGCATATCCACTCTGAAGATCTTCATATGTCCTGATCGCGTCCTCATTGCGCTCAGCCCCCAGCACCTTGCACGCAGCGTCCCACTGACTGGTCGGAATCTGATAGAACTCATCGCAACCATTCATACTCAGGTAATGGGCGGCATTAAGGAAGCGGAAGACATCATCTATCGTGTTAATGTTCATTGCCCGAATAGCATCGAGATATGTCTCCGCATACCACCCGCCATACTCTTCAGCCATTCTTGCAAGTGCATTGACGATCCACACGGTATCACCGCCGTTGCGTATATCGTCGTAACTTACGCCCTGCTGATCGCAGTCATCTTTGATGTCATCTCTGATGTCGTCATAAGCACCGATCTCGGTCGCTGCAAAACGCCATGCAGCCTTCCGCTCTTCCTCTTCAATTTCTTCTCCTTTGTATGCCTTGCGAACAAAATCCGCAAAGTCAATGTCGTCCATGATCCGGTTTTCTTCCTTCATTGCTTTCTCTTTCTCCCCGTCTTGCCGGTAGGTCAGCAGGTAAATCAATGCGGGCGATTATCCTCCTTAACCCACAGCCACCCGGCGTGGGTGTTGCTGCCATCGTATATCTCTTCATAAAGCGAATACGTGGCTCCGTCCCCGTGATCTGGGGCCTTGAGGTATACACCTGAAAAACCAGAATCAACGCTTTCACCAGATTTCACACCGGTATAAATCGGTTTTGAAAGTTTCATAATTTATCTCCTTCTGCCCTCGTAACCTCCGGGGCGGGTCTGCGTTTATACCTCTTCTTCGACTTCCTCGACCTTGATCTCGAGAGTCACAAGCTCTTCGCCAAGGTCTTCGCCCTTGTAAATGTAATATTCAAATGTCGTTGCGTCGACGCGCTTAGCGTCGAACGTTCTGAGGTCCGGCTCTTCGGTTTCAATAGCGATCCGAAGAGCTTCCTCTTCACTTTCAGCCTCGATGGGCTCTACTGCCGTCCACTCGGCTTCTTCCCAATCTCCTCCATTAGCTCTCGTGAACTCTGTGTATTTCATTGTAAACCCTCCTGTTGTGATTTTCTTTTCCCTCTTGCTGATTATATAGTAGCACAGAGTTATATAATTGTCAAGCATTATATATAAATAATTAAAAAAATTACCGGCCCCATCTATCAGGGCCGGCATCTAGCAGATATCTAGCACGCATATGCGCTCGTGTGCGCTTCTACGCATGGTAAAATGTAGAGTTTGCGCGGGTTTGCGCATATACGCACGATGTGAAAATGGACAAGGCGGCCATACAAAATCTCATGACGATTCCTTTGCTTGTGCGGTTTTCTGGCGCTTTTATGCCACTCATCTAGCAAATATCTAGCATTTTTACGCTCTTTATTTCTTCCCGGTCCCGCTCCCTCATCTGATCGGTAACGTGCATATAAACTTCCTTTGTGATTCTGCTGTTCGAGTGCCCGACTCTTCGTGTGATCGCTTCGAGAGATACGCCAGATCCCGCCAATGTCGCGACGTGCGTATGCCGCAAGGCGTGCGGTGTAAGCGGCCGTCCTGCGGCCTTCTCGCAGTTCTCACGAAGATATTTTCTATATGCTTCGTAGTGGATATATCCGCCGTCGCAGTTTGGAATAAAGAGCCGTGACCGGTACGCAAAGCGCATCTGCTCCGCCGCTATAAAAGCCTTGATCCTTCGGCAGCAGATCAGAAGCTCGTCCTGCATATACACGGATCGCTCAGAGGTTTCGGTTTTTGTCGTCGAGATTTTCCGTATTATGAGGCTGTAAGTTTTGCTCACACTGATCTCGCGCGCCTGAATATCAACATCGTTATCTTTTAGCGCGATTGCCTCGCCGATCCTCAGGCCCGATAGGATTAAAAACTCCGTAAGCAGCTTCCACTTTTCGACTTTCATTTCCGATAGAAGCGCGGCGATCTCATCACGCTCCAGATACTTTTCGGAATCCTTCACCCTTGCGGACGGCTCTTTCATCCTTTGGAGTTTATCAACGTAGCTGATATTTTTGACATAATCCGCCTGATACGCCCAACGGATTAGAGACTTGAACGCTTTCAGCCTCCCGTTGTAGGTGCTCGGAGTGTCGGACCACAGCTTTTCTGATGCAATCGGAGCAGTGAGCCGCGACACGATCGCGTCGGCTCCGATCAGGCGCGCCACAACACTGAGGTGCTGCTTATCACTCAGCGCGGTTTGCTCTTTTACGCTCTTGAGTTGGTGCTCATAGTATCGCTCGATCAGATCTCCGAGCGTGATTTCTTCCGATTTCGGCGCGGATGCCTTTTGAATCTTCTCCCGCAGGATCTCACGTGCGGCACGCTCGTCGGCCTTCTTCCGCGTCGGCTTGATCGTTACCGTAGCTGTCTTGGTTTTGCCGGTCAGCGGATCCTTATAGCGCTCATAGTAGCATACGTTTCCACTTTTCAGCTTCTGACTCCACATAAAAAATCCTCCCTTGTGAAAACGCCCACGGGAGGATATAATCAAGTGTGTGTCAAGGTGTGTCCTCTCGTGGGCATTGCCGCCGCCCTCGGTCGCTCGGGGGCGGTTTTTATATGTTATAAAGTTATCAAAGTTAATAAAAGTCAATGCAAAGTTATAAAAGTTAGTCTAAAGTTAATCCTCGGAATAATTTGAACACGCATCCACCTCGCTTTCATTATAATCCTAGCTGATCGGCGGCATAAGTCGCTTGCTCCTTTGTGAATTTGCTTCCGCTATTCGAAGATAACTGCTCGATCAGTCTGCTTCTGGAAAACCCTCCCAATTCAAGATAACTCTGACCGGCTTCTACGGCTTCCTGATTCCAGTCCGCTCCACAATTGTCCGCGGCATAAGTGGCCTGCTCTACGGTGAATTTATCCCCAGCGTTGGAAGAGAGCTGATCGATAATTCCCTGATAAGAGAAACCGCTCATGCTAAGATATGACTTTGCTTTTTCAAGCGCCTCAGCATTCCAGTCAGCTTCGCAGTGATCTGCCGCAAAGGTCGCATCATCTACGGAAAATCCCTCCCCATACTGCGAAGAGAGCTGATCAATCAACCCCTGATACGAAAATCCGCTCAAATTGAGATAGCTTTTCGCTTTTGAAAGCGCCTGCCGCTGTGAAGTAGTCGCTCCTGCAAGCGGATCCGGTGTTGGTGTCGCGGTCGGCGTCGGTGTTTCTGTAGGTGTTGGCGTGGCGGTTGGCGTAGGCGTTTCAGCAGGCGCGCTTGTTATCGCTGTGCTTTTACCATTGATGCATTCGGCCATACCATTTATCATGCTCATTGTTTCTTCGGAATCAGACGTTTTATAGGCTGCTTCAAAATAGTATGTGTCATTGTGAACAATAATATGAGCGATAATATTATTTTGGCAAGTGTATGTTCCGTCTTCGTTCTCTTCTTCGAATTTTCCGTAAAGATCTTCCGGATAATGATCTTTTAATGCATTACTTACTTCGTATACCCGAGCATCATAATCTTCAGCACAGTTTTCTTTCGTACCATAAAATACAGAATTAAAGGTTGTGGAATCTTTTTTTGCCTCAAACCCTTCAAAATTTGATTTTTTTATTTGAACAACATTAAATCCGTTCGATTTTAAAAAATCCCATTGTTTGTCAAGTATGCCGTGCTGATCTTCCGTCAAGATACTACTGTTTGAGCATCCGGCTAACATAAGAGTAGCCAGCAGTAAACAAAATACCTTCTTCATATTTTCCACCCCCTCAACTTTTTCTACACTCGCATCTTGCTTTCGATCAAATCGGCAGAGTCTTCGCGATCGTGATCGCCTCGCCGGATGTGTTCCAGCTCGTGCTTGTATGCCGCGACCTGTGTTTCACGGTTCATCCTGGCATTAAGTATGATCGTAAAGCTCCCGTCCGGATTCTCCCGCGTCAATCCTCGGATCGACGTAGGAATATCCCTGTAAATTACATCAACCATCCGTATCGCCTCCAGTCATTCTATCTATCATCTCTTTTACAAATTCGATGTCTTCCGGTTTTACTTTGCGAGAAGCATCAAAGAGTACCTTGTAATCTGGATTCTTGTGCAAAAAATCGGCAAGTTCACGTGTTTCTTCATCTATGTAATATGTTTCGCTATCGTCCTTTTCTTCTAGCAGATCTGATTTTTCAATGCCGAAATAATCAGCGAGCATTTGAATTTTTCCCATACGCGGGAGCTTTTTCCCGTTGCACCAACTAGAAACCGTTGCAGAACTTAATCCAAGATCTCGCATCAAGTCCATCTGGTTTTTCCCGTTTTTCTCCATATAATACCGTAACTTTTTAACAAACACTCTTCTATAATCATCATCCGACATGGTTAGATCCTCCTGTTGAATTGCTTCAATAATAATACTTTTAGAAAGACTTAGCAAGAAAAATTTTTAAAAAATCTTACTTTACGCTTGACATCTTCCTTAAAGTAAGATATGATGAGATCATCAAATAGGCGCGAAAGAGAGGTGATACAGTGAACGTGCTAATCGAGATTCCAAACAGTTTAAAAATCAGTTTGGCGGCTGCTCGCGTGAACGCCGGATATACGCAAGAAGAAGCCGCAAAGCTCATCGGCGTATCGAAATTTTCAATAAATGCGTGGGAGCATGGAAAGTCATCGCCTAGCGTATATCAGGCAAATAGAATTTATGAGGTATACAATAGGCCGAAAGATTCCATTATTTTTTGATCTAAAATCTTACTTAAAGTAAACTTTGCCGGCTTACACGGCGTACGGGATGGCCTCCTGATTCTTATGATCAACCCTCAGCCGATACGTCCATACACTTCCATCCCGCGCGCTATGTAAGCCGGCAAAGGGAAAGAGAGGAGCACCATGACACAGTATCTAAGAAAAACGCAACTGGCTGATCAGTATTCGATCAGCATTAGAACCGTAGATAAGGCGGTCCGACAGATCCGAGATCTGATCGGGATCCGATACCCGGCGAATGCGGTGACGCGCTACGGGGCAATCACCCGGATCCGCGCCGACGTATTTAACGATCTGATGACGTACGGCGATCGGATCGAGAACGAAACCGCGCCGGAGTTTAAGGGAGGGAACCGATATGAAAATCAAATGGTATGACGCGAACATATGCGTACCAAAAAAGACAGGCACATACATCGTCGCGTATGGAGAATCACTTCTGACCGTGAACACCCTTGGTTGGTCTGCGCGGCATTCGGGATGGAATCTTTCGGACGATATTATGAGCCGTAGAAACGAAATATGCGGAATAAAAGCATGGGCCGAGCTTCCGTCTATTGATGAAATCAGGAAGGAGCTGAGCCGTGAAGAATAAAATTTTAATTTCGATCACAGCGGCGGCCGGCGTTGGCATCCTCATTTTTGGATGCCTGCTCGACTCAACCGGCCTGATCGGCCGCGTCGCTCTGATCGGCCTGACGGCCTGCATCGCATGGATCGGATTATTAGCGGCGGCAAATGACGGAGGGTGCGATGGCGTGGGGGATTGAGTTAGATCCGGATACGGATTTTTCGAACTATGAGGAGTACCAGAGCAAATGGCTCGACAGCCTTCCTAGGTGCTGTAATTGTGGGGATCCGATTCAGGACGAAGATATGTACATCATCGACGGGGAAAAATATTGCCCGCGGTGCATTGAGCGGATGCGGGTAAGCGTAGATAGCTACATGGAGGGAAGAGCATGATCAAGGAATTGCAGAAGATTCAGAGCGAGTTAAAAGCCCCGAAGGGGCAGTACAACTCGTTCGGAAAATATAAGTACCGCAGTTGCGAGGATATCCTCGAAGCTGTGAAGCCGATTCTTGCAAAATATGGATGCTGTCTCACCTTGTCCGACAGCATCGAGCAGATCGGGGAGCGGATCTATCTAAAAGCCACCGCGACGATCAAAAACGGGAGCGGAGAGACGGAGAGCGTTACCGCATTCGCGAGAGAGCCGGAAGACAAGAAAGGCATGGATCCGTCACAGATCACCGGAACCGCTTCGAGTTACGCTCGGAAGTACGCGCTGAACGGCTTGTTCTGCATCGACGATACGAAGGACGCAGACACGGACGAATACGCAGCGCAGAAGAAGACGGAAGAAGCGCGCAGCTCTCTGATTGATGAGATTAAGATCAAAACGGTCCGCGAGGTGATGAAGCAGAAAGGCTACACCACCAAAGAGAAAGAAAAAGAGTTTTTCAACAAGCCGGTTGAAAAGTGGACGATCCAGAATTTCAAAACGTTCATGGATTGGGCCGAAGGGAAGAAAGGATAAAAGATGGCAGACAGTTTCGTTTTTTACAGAAGTTTTTATGAAGCGATCAAGGATGAGTCCGATGATGTTATAGCATCGTGCGTTAAAGCGTTATGCACATATGCGCTCGACGAAGAAGAACCGGAACTGGATGCATCAACAAGAATCTTTTTCAGACTTGTAAAAGCGCAGATCGACGCGAACAACAGAAAACGCGAAAGCGGGAGAAAAGGAGGAGCGAAAAACAAGCACGACGAAGCAAGCGAAAGCAAACATGAAGCAAACGCAAGCAACGACGAAGCAAACGCAAGCAACGACGAAGCAAGCGAAAGCAAACATGAAGCTAATGTAAATGCTAATGCTAATGTAAATGCTAATGTAAATGCCAATGAGAATGGAAAAGAGAGCAAAGAGAAAAGCGCCGCTGTCGCGGCGGATCCGCTCCGCCCGTACAACACCGACTATCAGGCGATCGTGGATGCATACAATCGCACCTGCGTTTCCTTCCCTTCGGTGAAATTCCTGAGTGACAGCAGGAAGAAGGCAATACACGCAAGGCTGAACACATACAGCCTTGGAGATTTTCAGACGATGTTCGAGAAAGCGGAGAAGTCAGACTTCCTCAAGGGTGCGAATGATCGCAACTGGTCTGCGAACTTCGACTGGATGATCAAAGACGCGAATTTTGCCAAGATCCTTGACGGGAATTACGACAACGGAACCGCCAGATCATCACCACGGGGACAGCCTGATGATAAGTTTTCCGGTATACGGGAGTGGCTTGAGGAGGCGAGCGAATGACGAAAGAAGAGTTTGGCAGGATTGCCGCATATATGCGCGGTGCGTACTCGGGGAAGAATTTTCTTCCGGACAAGGCGAGCGTGGCTGTGTGGTACGAGGAGATGAAAGATCTTGACGCGGAAACACTTTTCCTCGCAGTGAAGAAGTACACAGCCACGAGCAGATTCCCGCCGTCAATCGCTGAGCTTCGCGAAGCCGCGGCAGAGATCACGCATGGAGAAATTCCGGCGTGGGCGGACGGATGGGAAGAAGTGCGGCACGCTATGAGGTTTTACGGGTCGTATCGGCCAGAAGAAGCACTCCAGAGCATGACACCGATCACGCGGCGGGCGGTTGAGCGGCTCGGGTTTACTGAGCTGTGCGCGTCGGAAAATGAAGCGGTGGATCGCGCAAATTTCCGCATGATCTACGAGCAGATTGCGGAGAGATCAAAAAAAAGTGATCAGATCAGCGCGGCAATACGAGAGCGGATCGAGGCGACACAGGGAGACAAGTACACGGCGATCGCTGAGACACCGACACCAAAGATCGAGGAGCGACACGAGGGAGTGCCGATGCCAGAATCCGCTAGAAAGGCACTCGCGAGGCTTGGCTTATGATCACCGGTACAGCGAATGAAATTATCATGCGCTTGCTGCCGATCCGCGACAGCTCAAAGAGATACGATCTCAAAGAGCACCGCGAAAAGCGGAGCCTGACGCAAAACGCGTATTACTGGGTACTGCTCGGAAAGGTGGCCGACAAGCTGAGGCTGCCGAAACCGGAAGTACACAACCGGATGCTGCGTGATTTCGGGCAGATCCTGATCGTTGATGGGCAGGCGGCGCGGGTGGTTCTCCCCGACACGGATGCAGCTGAGCAAAGAGCGATCAGCATGGAGACCGTGCATCTAAAGCCGACATCGCAGGTGTGCCAGTTTGGCGATGGTAAGATGTATCGCACCTATGTGATCATGAGAGGGTCGCACGATTATAGCACGGAAGAAATGACACATTTGCTTGACGGCATGATCGAGGAGGCAAAGCAGCAAGGGATTGAAACCTTGCCACCAGATGAATTGGAGCGTATGCGGCAGATGGCACAGGAACGGGAGGACAGATGCACAAGAGGACAAAGGCGTGCTCAATAAGCAAAACAACAAAACTCGAAGTGAAAGAGAGAGACGGAGGACGGTGCATCTTCTGCGGACGCACGGGAATCCCAAACGCGCACGTGATCGCACGGAGTCACGGAGGGCTAGGCGTGAAAGAGAATATCGTCACGCTTTGCCCGAACTGCCACCGTATGATGGACAACACCGATCAAAGAAGCAGGATTCAAGGAATGGCAATTGATTACCTGAAAAAGTTCTATCCGAATTGGAGCCGCGAGGCGGTGACATATAAAAAGTGAGGGATGCACATGACAGATGTGGAAATCATCACGGAAAAGATACCGGTAGGGCATCAAAACGCAGTGACCAGAGAGGCGCTGCACATCTCCACCGGGATGAGTGATCGGCGGATCCGGAAGGCAATCCATGAAGCGAGAAGAAAAACACCAATTCTGAATTTACAGGATGGAAGTGGATACTATGTTCCGGATATGGAAGACGAAACCGACAAGGTGGAGCTGAAAAAATTTGTGAAGCAGGAAGAATCAAGGCTAAAAGCGATTGGGTGGTCGCTCATGGCCGCGAGAAAAACGCTTGCCGAAATTGGAAATTGAATCGAGCCGCATTCATGCGGATTTGATAAAGCGGAAAAAAGCACAAAATATAACAATGGATGACAACAGGAAATTTTTTCACAAATTTTTTTGGGCGGGTATCCGCTAACCGCCCGAAAGGAGTGATCAGAGGGAACGCATGAAATTCACGATAGAGCTAAACCCAGTTACCAAGAAGAACCACCCGATCATCGCAAGAAGCGGAGGTTATCCGAAACTGCTTCCAAGCAAGCAGTTTACGCAGTATCAGAAGGATTGCGGAATTTTTCTTCCGCGCCCTACAACGCCGATCAGCGCGCCGATTAACATCAAGGCGGTGTTTTACATGGGATCGCGGCGGCGGTGTGATCTTGTGAATCTCTTGCAGGCGCTTGATGATGTGCTCGTGCACTACGGAGTGATTGCGGATGATAATTACAAGATTATAGCGGGGCATGATGGCTCGCGAGTGTTGTATGACAAGGAGCGACCTCGCACAGAAATTGAAATCACGAAAATGTGAAGGAGAGAAGAATGGAAAAAGAAGTAGTAGAAGCCGCAAAAGAGTTTGGGTTTTCAGAAATTATGCCGCCGAACGCAATACCGGAGGATCGGGACTGGCACGCAATTGTAACCGACCAGATGCAGGGAAACAGGAAGCCAGGTGGGAGCGTGCGCATTCACGTAGCTTTCTACGACCGTGGCGAGTGGTGGCTTGACGATGATAAAAGGATCGAGTGCCTTGCGTGGGATAAGGCCGTACGGATGGAATGCGCACACGGAAAGCCGATCCGAAGCGTGTCGGGTGCAGCTGACCTGCTTGAGGCCATCGGACGTGATGCGGCGAAGGAATACCTTTCGGCATACAAGAGAGAGCAGAAGAGCGAGGAAACGCTTCAGCGCGTGATCACCGAACAGGACGCCGCCATCCGAAGGATGCAGGAGAACGGCGAAGAGATGGTGGAAATGATCACTTACGGACATCACGGCGGCTGGACAGCGTGGTGCTCACAGCAGATAAGAGCCTGTGAAGAAGCGAGGAAAGATCTTTCGAGGAGAAAGATGCGGCTGCGCGAGGCTGAAATCATGCTTCCGGACTGGCTGCTGATGGGATTGGACAAGAAATCCGTATTAAGGAGTTTGCAGGCAAAAGCAAAGAAATGAAATCGCGGGAAGCGGAGAAAGGAGAAAGCAATGATTGAATACATCGGAAAAACGGCGATGATCGAGCAGCTCGCCGAGGAGGCGGCTGAGCTGGCCAAGGCTGCTCTGAAGCTCGCGAGGATTTACCGGGCAGAAAATCCGACGCCGGTCACGAAGGACGAGGCCTACAAGAATCTCGTCGAGGAGTACACCGACGTCGAGACTTGCGCGAAAGAGCTCAGTCTCTCCGCGGATCCGGACATTGAGGCTATGAAAATAAAGCGATTTTACGACCGCGTGAATACAGTCCCGAAATCGGATCCATATGACAGCGAAGATGAGAGAGCCGAAAAGCGAAGAAAGGGAATCGTGGGAAGTGGAAGCGGAGATTTGTAAAAGCGTGACAGGAATTATTGAGAAAATCAAAACAGAAATCTGTGATCATTACTGTAAGTACCCGGCCATCTATGATACCCGGGAAGACAGCGACAAAGAGTACGACAAAATGATCGCAGAAGTGTGCGAGCACTGCCCGCTGAACAGGCTGTGAAAGGAGAAAAGCAATGGGCAAAGCAGCAAAAGAACGGCAGGTGATCGTTACGTGGTACGATCCGGCGGAGAAACTTCCGCCGGAGGGCGAAGATGTTGTTGTCACATTTTCCGGAAAGATAAACAAATACATCTCGTATGAGCATGCAATCGGAATCGGTGATTACCTTCCCGAAAAGGGGTGACTGATAGATGGAATGGACTGGGAAGAATCTGACGCAATGACGATTGAGGAATGGTGCGATCTGGATGCTTATGAATTATGACATACTAGATTGATTCCTTGGCGCAAGGCGCTTTTGGATACAGCGGCAAACCATGTTGATTTAAGCACAGTAGAAAGGGGGATACTCCCGAGTCCGGTTTTGATCAATTGAAAAATGGAAGAGTAACCCGCAGATCGAGTAGGCGGGCTGGCCGCTGGCCCGCAGGAAGGAGGACAGCGTGATAGTAAAGATTAAGAGATTGACGCCGATGGCAAAGATCCCGACGCGCGGGAGCAAAGAGGCGGTGTGATCATAAGCAGATGACGCCGACAGAGGACATTGAAAAGGCTGACTGGTATCTGAAGAAGTATCTGGAATTGAAAGGTGGGCAGAATGGAAAACCTGATCGGAACAAGAATGAAACAGCTGCTTCATTCGCATTGCATGACACAACAGGATCTGGCAGATAAAGCAGGAACTACGCCTGTGACAATTGGCCGGTATCTGAGCGGACAGCGAATTCCGGATGCACTGATGCTGAAAAAGATTGCAGATGCTCTTCATACATCAACAGATTATTTTCTGGATGAAAACTATGCCGGCATGCTGGAAAGAACACACAGAAATTGGCTTGAAAGCGTGCTGAAGATGAATGACGAATTGGCTTGTACATCTAAAGGAAAAAGTCTGGATACGAATGACATTTTCATGCAGTCAATAGCGAGGAGACAGGATGAGTGATTTAATCAGCAGACAGGCGGCGATTGATGCGATATGTAAAGAAGGAACGAGACTTGAGCGGAATGGAACCGTTGCGATGTGTGAGATAAAGCAGTGGTGTATAGATTTGTTGGAACGGTTGCCATCCGCACAGCCAGAACAGCGGTGGATTCCATGTGAACATGAACTGCCGGAGGATTATACCGATGTTCTTGTATGGTTCGAGTATTTTCGATATGGCGATTATAACTGCTTATATCAGACATACGGTATTGGCAGTTATAGCACAGAGTATGATTCATGGATGATAAATCACGAAACGGGATGGCATAAATTACGGGTTGTCGCGTGGACGCCACTTCCAGAACCATATAAGGGAGGTGAACAGAATGAGGCTAATTGATGCAGATGTTTTAAAACAGCATATTGATAAATTGCCTGCACTCCCAGATGGAAACTTTGCAGGAAACCACAGTGCTTTAAAAGCTCTTATAAACATGCAACCGACCATCGAATCATCCACAAACTGTTCGGAAATTCAGAACAGTTCGGATTGCATCAGCAGACAGGCGGCGATTGATGCGACTTGGTTCGAGCCGAGCTACACAGACCCTTTGAACGTTCTAACGGAAGTAAGAGACAGGCTCAAGGCGTTACCATCCGCACAGCCAGAACGCACATGCGTAAATTGTGGCAGGACAGTAAATAACGGTGGATGGTATGCAGACGGTAGAACAAGATGCCCAATAGAAGAACATTATGCATTGCCGAAAGATGGGTACTGCCATTTGTGGGAGAAAAGGAACGTTACAGTTGACGATTATCCAGAAAGGAGAACCGATGACATACCTATTGAGTATTTCGAAAGCGGTGGAAAGTGAGAAAGGACGGTGAAGCGGATGACTAGAGAAGAAGCAATTGTGGCAGTCAAAGAAGTCACAGGAATGTCTCTGCCGTGGAATGACAGGCATTATGAAGCATTGCAGATGGCTATTAAGGCACTTGAAGAACCGGATGAGAACGGCAATGTGAAATACTGGCATAAGTGCACCGGGTTTATAAGAACCAAAAAAGCACGGAATGAGGAAAGGGATAATTAAACAGAGAATGATAGTGAAGATTAAGAGGCTGACGCCGACGGCAAAGATCCCGACGCGCGGGAGCAAAGAGGCGGCCGGACTGGATCTGTACGCGGACGGCGAGACGGTAGTTCTGTATCCGGGCGAGACGAAAATGATTCATACGGGGATTGCGATGGAAATCAAGCCGGGATTTTTCGGAGCGATCTATCCAAGATCAGGACTCGCAAGCAAGTACGGTCTGCGGCTTGCCAACTGCGTAGGGGTAATCGACAGCGATTATCGCGGAGAGATTGGAATTCCGCTCCGGAACGACGGAGGAACGATCAAAGGGATCAAGGCAGGCGAGCGGGTGGCGCAGATGATCATCGAGCCGTATCAGGATGCGGAGCTTATCGAGGTGGATGAGCTTGGCGATACAGAGCGCGGTGCAGGTGGTTTCGGGAGCACAGGGAGGTAACAATGTGATGATGATTGCGATCATTGCGGTAATCGCTGCGTTCTCGTTCTGTGTGACGATCCTTTACGTCGACGGAAAGGTGATCGACGCGCAGAGCGATTATCTCACAGCCATACACGAGTGTCTTGAGGATCAGGCGAAAGAGATAAAAGCGCTGTGGCTAATGTCGGATTACTTCCATCACAGGCTTGAAGGGGGTGCAAATGAAGAGCATAGCAGAGCAGGTAAACCGCCATTATGCGGTGGTGTTAGAGCTTTACAAGAAGGCAGGATATATGCAGAAGGCGCAGATGTACGCGCTGATCAGTGCGCAGATCGAGGCACAGCGAAACATGGCCAACTGGATGAAGCGCGCCGGGAAGATCTCGACGAAGGAGTTTAAAGAGATCGACACACTTTTGCAGGAGTGGAAAGCGGAGGTGAAGCGGTGCGGAGATTAGAGCCGGCAGATATAAAAGCAATGCCGAAGAAAGAATTGATCGAGCAAATTATCAGCACAGCGAAAGAGATCAGCACGGCAGTAGATCACACGATCATATTTGTGCCGGGCGAAAAGGAGAATACAGAGTGAACGTTTTTGAAATCCTTCTTGCACCGAAACGTACACAGCGAAAGATCCAGAGGCTCGAAGCGAAGAAGCAGGCGCTTGAATACAGTCTGCTTCCGGGGGCGATCAGGTACGACACCGACAAGGTTCAGGCTTCACCAAGTGATCAGATGTCGGAGCGTGTGACACAGATCGAGGGGATCAACGAGGAGATCCGAGATTTAAAGGAAATCTATCTGCGTGAGATTGAAGAGATCGAGCGTGTATGCGAAGGGCTGACCGGGCAGGAAGGAAGACCGGATGATGATGGCCGCACTGTGCTGATCATGTACTACGTAGGCAACGAGAAGATGGAGGACATCGCCGATCAGATCGGGTATGCGGTGAGCTACGTGTACAAGATCCGAAAGAGGGCACAGCGGGAGCTGTCGGCCAAGATTAACGCCAAGGATAAAAAAGATAAAAAAGATAATTTTATCTGTGATAAAGTATAAGGTGAAGAGAGGTGAGGAGGAGAGCCTTCCCGCTTCTCTTCCTGCTTTTTCCTCTCTGTTTCATGATTTCCTTTTGAGCTTCCGGACGCAGGCGAATCCGGGATACAAGTACCTGTGGCAGGCCGAAGGGCCTGCCTTTTAAATTTATACGAGGTGCATATGAGAAAGACCAAGAGTATCGATTTAATTAATAGTGATGAGATGTGGATGAATGTTGATCGAATCATGTGCGGAGGAAACCCCGTCGTTCTGATTGATCGTGCGACCTTTGCGCCGAACGTTTTGCGAGAGCGGGTACGGGCATACGATGCAGACATAGATGCAGTGGTGTGGAAGGTTGCAAGGTTCTATCGGATCGAGACCGTGCGCGGCATGGATACGCTGATCGAGATCACGCAGAAAGATCTGGAAGATGTGAGTATGGTGACAGAGGATTGACAGCATGGCAAATCAGTACACGGGCTATCGTGATTACACACCGGAGGAACTGCGCGAGTGGATCCCAACCCTGATTCATAATCACGAGCTGTGGAGATTCTATGTGTGTCATGCATGGTTGCACATAAAGCAGGAGGTGTTGGTTGAGCAGCATCATGAATGCCAGGTATGTAAGCAGCATGGCAAGGCCACACCAACGACGACGGTGCACCATGTGATTCCTGTCAGGGTTCGGCCAGAGCTTGCGCTTACCAAGAGCAACCTGATGGCTGTGTGTCCTCAATGTCACTATAGGATTCATCATGGAGATCACAGCGAGCGCAGAGGAAAGCCGAAAGGAATGCCACAGTGGAAGTGGAGAGAGGTACAGCATCAAGAAGAGCTCACGCGCAAATTTGATGACGAAAAATGGTGAAATTGTTTCAAAATTTGTCGATACCCCCGGTCAAAAAATTTGAATTGTCTGACAATGGGGGATATCGGGTATAGAGGGGACTCGATTCTGGCGATTTCTCACGCGTGCGCGTAGAAATAACGCCATAAACGGAGGGAAGAGCATGACAGCAGCATCCAAAAGAAAGAAGATCCGCAACAGCCTGATTGAACAGCTAAGGTTGAAGCACGCGGATACGCCATATTTCCTCGATAAGGTCGAGCAGTATATGAACATGTGGGATACGGTTGACCAGATGGAGGAGCACATAAAACAGAACGGCCTGACTTATTCATCGCATTCGGCGGCGGGGAAGGAGTACACGAAGACAAACGAATTCGTGAAGCTGATCCCGACGTACGTAAAACAGATGCAGAGTATCCTTGAATCGATGCAGTTACGTACGGACAACGTAGCATCGACGGAAGACGTAGACGATGATGCGGACGATCTGTAAAGAGATCGACGATTATATCAGGCAGGTGCGTTCTGGCAAATATGCCGTATGCAAATATCAAAAGATTCTGTGCGATTACGTCGAGAAGGCGTTCCGTGCGGAAAAGTTACACGTAGATGAGGAACAGCTCCGCCGTTATCTTGCGAAAGAGCAATATTTCCCGTTCCGGCTGTTCCCGTGGGAGCGGTTCTTGTTCGCACTCCACAATTGCACATACACAAAAGATGGCAGGCTCAGATGGCCTGTTATTTTTGTGCTGATCGGAAGAGGCGGAGGAAAGAACGGCTATGTTAGCTTTGAGACATTCTCGTGGCTAACGCCGGTAAACGGCGTGCGAAATTACAACGTAGATATCTTCGCCAACTCGGAAGATCAGGCGCGGACATCTTTTGATGATGTGCGCGATGTTCTGAATCGGAACCGTGTTAAGTTCCAGAAATATTTTTACTGGAACATGGAGTACATCAAGAACTTATCAACCGGATCCGTGCTGAAATTCCGAACATCCGGAGCGAAGACGAAGGACGGAGGCAGGCCGGGCGCGATTGTTTTCGACGAGTATCACCAGTACGAAGACGATAAGCTAATTAACGTCGCAACAACTGGACTCGGGAAAAAGCCGATGCCGCGCCAGACGATCATAACGACTGACGGAGATGTGCGTGGAGGGCCGCTTGATGATCTAAAAACAGAAGCGGATGACATCCTTCTCCGTGGGATCGCGGACAACGGGATGCTCCCATTTATCTGTAAGCTCGACGATGAGAAAGAGGTGGACGATGAAGCGATGTGGTACAAGGCGAACCCGTCGCTTCAATACTTTCCGGAACTTCTTACAGAGATGCGGCGTGAGTACGCGAAATACAAGATCAATCCGTCAGGTTCATCTTCTTTCATCGTCAAGCGCATGAACATCCCGAAAACCTTCGACGCACAATCCGTCTCGGACTGGGAGAACATCAAAGCGTGCTCTCGCCCGCTGCCAGATCCCGATATCCTGAGAGGGTGTGATTGCGTCGCGGGCATCGACTACGCGAAGACAACGGACTTCGTGGTAGCCGGCCTGCTTTTCAAGTATGAAGGCGTTTATTACTGGAAGCAGCATACATGGATCTGCAAGCAGTCGCTCGATTTGCCGCGAATAAAGGCACCGCTTCAGGATTGGGCCGACGCAGGATATATCGATTTTATTGACGGTCCGGAGATCCCGCCGGCGCTTCCGGCCGCATGGCTCGGTAAGCAGGCAGAATCCTATAACATCACGTATCTGGGAATTGATAACTTCCGGATCACGTTGATGTCGGAGGCACTGGCAGCGGAAGGGTTCGACACCGACAAACACGGGCGGAACAACATCCGGCTTGTAAAGCGTGTAACGCAGAACCGGTACGTGCCATTCATATCGTCCCTGTTCAATACGGGGCGGATCGGATGGGGCGATGATCCGATGATGGCGTGGTACACGTGGAACACGGCGGTTGAAACCACGCGAGACGGCAACCAGTTCTACAGCAAGAAAGACCCGATCAAGAGAAAAACAGACGGCTTCTCCGCTATGTCAGCCGCGATCTGTGCATCAGAAGATCTCGCGGATGCAGCGGAAGAAACCAGTTTATCAGAGCTTGAATTTTTTAGTTTTTGAGGAGTTGAAAGATGGGAAGATTCATTGATTTTCTCGGAAATATTTTTTCTCCGGGAAAGATCTATAACATTAAGGATCCGCCGGAAGACACGGAGGAAGAAGCCAGAATGCGGACCACTGCTTTTGCCGCAGATGTTGCCGTGAACATGATCGCCGGGCTTGTAGGAAAGTGCGAATTCAAGACCTACATCAAAGATGTTGACACGAAAAAAAGCGACTGGTATCGATGGAACGCGCAGCCGAATTCGATGCAGTCGGGCGTTGAATTCAAGCAGGCGATTGTACGAAAGCTGTTGAGTGAGGGTGAGGTGCTGATCATCGACACGATCGATT